CGGTCAGAGTGTGGGCAGAAGGAGTGGGTCATGTCAGAGTCAGACTTCGAGTTTGAGGATGAAGCACAAGACCAAGCGACACGGAATCCAGTACGCGCCAGAATGCGCGAGTTGGAGGATCGGAACAAGGCTCTAGAGGCGCAAGCCAAAGAAGCCGAAGCAGCCAAACGAGAGTTGGCGTTTGTTAAAGCAGGAGTTGATCCTGATGCGGCAGGTGCCAAATGGTTCGTTAAAGGCTACGACGGTGAGATTACAGCCGAAGCAATCCGTGCAGCAGCCGAAGAAGCAAGTCTCATACCTTCACAGAAAAAAGAAGTGGTTGCTGAAGAGCAGGCATGGAATCGGGTGGCTCAGGCCAGTCGTGCAGGCGAGACAAGCGATGCACCGGTTGACTATTCGCAACGTATCAATGCTGCAAAATCTTCGGATGAAGTGATGGCTTTACTGGCTCAGGCAAGAGCAGAAGCAGAAAAGTACTAATCACTCTCCAGTAGGCGCACTACCTTCTGGGGCTACCCCAAAGGAATCATAGTGGCAATTACACAGGCAAGTTCACTCAGTGTTGATCAGGCGGCGTATGACAGGTTAGCGTATTTCGCTCTCCGTTCAGAACTGTTGTTTGATCAAGCAGCAGATGTGCAAGCAACCAATCAGGCGATGCCTGGTTCTTCGGTTATCTTCACCATTTTTTCGGAAATGGCTGCGGCAACATCAACAATCAGCGAAACATCTGACCTCACCCCAGTAACAATGGCAGACAGCCAAGTGACTGTAACCCTTGCCGAATACGGTAACACGGTTAACACCACTGCAAAACTTCGTGGAACTTCGTTCCTTGATGTTGACGCTGTTGCAGCAAACTTGATTGGTTACAACGCTGGTAACAGCATTGATCAAGTTGTGTCAGCAGTTTTGGCTGGTGGAACAAACGTTGTTTACGGTGGTGGCGGTTCATCCGATCCAACAAGCACTGTAACCATTCAGGCTGAAGACATCATTGAAGCCAACGACGTTCGCAAAGTTACAGCAGCACTTCGTGGTGCCAACGTAGCAACCTTCAACGGCTACTACATGGGCTACATTCACCCAGACGTTTCGTACGATCTCCGCAAGGAAACCGGCAACGCATCTTGGTATGCTCCTCACATCAACGTGGACACAGCGAACATCTACAATGGCGAAATCGGCACTTTTGAGTCGGTTCGTTTCATTGAGACACCTCGCGCACCATTGGCTGCTAACGCATCAAACGGTACCAGCACAACTGGAACGATTGACGTCTACGGCACATTGATCATGGGTCGTCAGGCTTTGGCTAAGGCGTACTCACAGGTTGATGGCAACGGCGTTGTTCCAAAGGTCGTTCGCGGTCCTGTGGTTGACTCGCTCATGCGTTTCAATCCGATTGGTTGGTACTGGCTTGGTGGCTACGGTCGTTTCCGTGAAGCCGCTTTGCGTCGTATTGATTCGTCGTCAAGCATTGGTTCAAACGCTTCCTAATTAGGTTGCGTTAGTCCCTCACATTGTGGGGTGGCCCAGGTTCCCCTCGACCTTGCGGCCACCCCATTTGTGTTTGGTGTATGATGTTTTTGTCGAAAGGTTCACATGTCTATTTCTAATTATGCAGAATTAAAAATTCTGGATCACACCACCGGTAAAGCGGCGTGGACTATGCCAACCACGGTGTATGTGAAATTACATTTGGGGGACCCTGGTGAGGCTGCTACTTCTAATGCGGCTGTTGAGACTACTCGTAAGTCTGCTTCGTGGGCTTCGGCTGCTTCGGGTGCGATTGTTACTTCTGCGACTATGGAGTGGACTAACGTTTCTACTACTGAAACGTATTCGCATTGGTCTATGTGGGATAATTTGACTGCTGGTAATGCTTTGTGGTCGGGTGCTTTGGCTACTTCGGCGGCTGTGACTGCTGGCGATACTTTTCAAATCACTTCTCTTACTTTGTCGCTCGACTAGGTGGGTAGCCTTTAGTGGCAACAGGTTTTCCTACTTCGCTTGATGCGTTGACTAATCCGCTTTCTACGGATGCGTTAACAAGTCCTTCTCACGCTGACCAGCATGCAAACGTGAACGATGGTGTTGAGGCGTTGCAGGCTAAGGTTGGTGTGGATGGTTCTGCTGTTTCTACATCATTGGATTACAAGGTTTCTAAGCCGTTGAATAGTGAAGTTTTGGCAGCAATTATACTTATGGATGTAGGAGTTTAATATGGCATCAGGTGACAGAGCGGAAGCACGGTTGTGTGCGCCTACACAGTTGGGTACTTCTACAACAACTTTGTTTACGGTGACTACTGGTCATACGTTTGTGGTGAAGCAAATCATTATTGCTAATACGGATACGGTTGACCGTACTGTGACTTTGGCTATTGGTACTTCGGCTACGGCTGCGAATAGGATTATGTCGGCGTTGCCTATTGGTGCGAATGATGTGATGGTTTGGGATACGGCACTTGTGTTGTTGACTACAGAAACTTTGACTGGTTTGTCTGATACTGCGTCGAAGGTGAATGTTACGGTTGTTGGCTGGGATAAGACCAACTGATGGGTTTGGATTCTGCTTACGGTATTGGTTCTTTGAAGCAAGGGGTTTGTACTAGTTCAACTCGCCCTGCTTCTCCGTTTGAGGGACAGCAAATTTATGAGACCGACACGGACACACTTCTTGTTTACAACGGTTCTGCTTGGGTTTGCATCACACCTAAATCTGGTTATGCAGCAACTCAAGAAAACACAACGTCTGCAACTTACATAAGTTTGACTAGCGACCCGTCAGTATCTATACAAACAGGCACTAAAGCATTAGTAACTATTGCTGTTCGTCACGTTATTATGGGGGGTGGGGCGGGATACTGTCAAACCGCTTACGTCATATCTGGGGCAACAACATTGGCTGCTAGCGATACTAGAGCAGTCCAAAACTATTTTGGTTTAGCAGACTTAGGTAATGACCGTGCTGGTTCTTTTACATATATGGAAACTGGTTTAACTGCTGGTGTTAATACTTTCAAAATACAGCACAAGTCTGGTTCTGGAGCGTTGTATGCTACTCAGCGTTCTATAACTGTTGTTGGGATTCCGTAATGACTATTTCTGCTACTACACAAGGGCTTCGACCAGGCGTAACAACTTCGTCTAACAGACCTGCAACACCGTTTGAAGGTCAAATGATTTACGAGACTGATACCGATTTAACTTACATTTATGGTGGGTCGGCTTGGCAGCAGGTGTCGGGTGGTACCGCTGTCGGTAACTCAGGGCTGGTATATATAACTAGTGCAACTATCGGTTCAGGAGTTTCTACTGTTCCTGTTGCTAACGCATTTTCCACTACATACGACAACTATTTAGTTCAAGTAATTGGCACCGTTGTTTCTGCCAACCAACCAAACTTGGGTATTCAATTAACAGGTACTACATCAGGTTACTATTATGCAGGTTTTTATCAAGCCTTTACATCTACAACATTAAGTGGAGATGCTTCAACTACAGCAACATATATTCCTCTTGCTTCTTGTGGTAATGGTACTGCTGGTAATGGTCGGGTAAGCGTGGATGTCACAGTAAAATCTCCATATCTTGCACAAGCAACATTTTTTTCAGCATTAAATAGTTCAATTACATGGAACAGTTCTTATACTGGTCAACTAAATAACTCAACTCAATATACTGGGTTCACAATTTTGCCGTCATCGGGAACTTTGACAGGTGGAACTATCGCCGTTTACGGATACCGAAAGGCATAACAATGGAACCACTACTAGGAACTTTCCATGATGCAGCCACAGGCGTTACTGTTACACGGGAATTGACAGCCGAAGAAATCGCTGCTTTACCTGAACCAACACTACTGTTAAGAGAGTCTGATGCCTCTTAGTTCTGTTGTTGGTGCGCAATCGATTATTAAACCTGGTGTGTGTACGTCGTCTACTCGTCCTGCTGTGCCGTTTGAAGGTCAAATGATTTATGAGACTGACACGGACAAGGTGTTGGTATATAACGGGTCGGCTTGGTATGCGAACTGGAACCTGCCGTGGGGATTGGTCAGCGTTACATCTGCTACGGCTGCAACAGGTACCTTTACAACTCAGGTTACAACAATTACAGCCCCATCGTTCACCGCTATTGCTAACCGTTATTATCGCATTAGTTATTATGAGCCAGTTCTGCAATACATTTCAGGAACGGTAAATGTCATTGAAATGACAATGAAAATCGGTGGTGTTGCTTTTGTTTTTAGTGAGGTTAAGATTTCTAGCGCAACCGATAACAGCGGTATTTTGACAACAACTCGTACGCTTACAGCAGGCGCAACCGTGATAACGGGTCACTTGTTGGCTACTGGTGGTGGTACTGGTAATGGGTATAGAGCCGCAACAGCAATAGCCCAAATAGTCATTGAAGATATTGGACCTGCATAGGTAGCAAATGGCTACCTCCTATAACCAAACAGGATACGTTTACAACCAAGTAAACGCAATCTACAACCAAGCCAACGTAGAACGCACAGCCACAGGCACAGGACAAGGCACAGAAACAGCCACCCGTGTAATCGTCAAACTTCGCACCGCCACAGGAAACGGCACAGGCACATCCAACAACAGCATTATCCACGGACTAGTCCGAACAGCCTTCGGCTCAGGAACAGTCACAGCCGCAGACACCGCCATATGGAACATCAACCCCGTAAGAACCGCCACAGGGTCAGGCACAGGAACACAAACCGCCACACAAAACTTTTTTAGCATCCTCACCCTCACAGCAACAGGTGCAGGCGTAGGAACATCCACTACACTCGGACTACATGTTGCACCACGAACTGCTACTGGGTCTGGTCAGGGCACACAAACCGCGATACGACTCATCAAGAATATCCGTACAGCGTCGGGTGCGGGAACGGGAACGCAAACATCGACAAGCATCGCCGTTGCCATCAGAACAGGCACAGGTAGCGGTCAAGGAACACAAACAGCACAATGGGACAAATCCCACATCTTCCGTGTCCCATTCACAATCACCTACTCGCAAGGAACATTCCGTGGCGAAGGCACAGCAAACCGTTTGCAATCCTACAACCGGCACGGTGTCCGAGCGTTAAACCTGTACCACCTCACAGATGACAGTTACACCACTGTTGAACAACGCGACATGGGACAAGTACTCAAACTGTGGCATGGTGGTCACGACCACTTCCTAACCGATGACGAAGTAACCGAATTGACCGCAGCAGGCTTTGGGGCTAGTATCACCTGATGAGCATATTTAGAACACCAGCCGACAACTTTGTGACCCCACGGTTAGCAGAGTTCAACATCAAAGGTGATCGCCTATCCCAAGAACAACGCCTCGCCAACAGACTTGCCGTACATTACGCAGCCACCCCCAGAGGCCGCAACGTGTTCCAGTTAACTAATCTGTCTTACACGGAGAACCAACCGTCAGACATGTCTACGGTCATAAAAACGTATCTTGGTGGACACGACATTGAGGTGGATGCTACCGAGGTAGCATCGTTAACAGCAGCAGGATACGGGAGTTACATAACGTGATCAAACATCAAGAGACACATCCAGGCTTGGATGTTGAGGGTTGTTTCGGATGCAAAGTGTCAGCAGTCGGATTCAGCGCAGAACTTATGCCTACCCGTACTGGTTCTTCACGGTCGGCTGTGATCGCACAGAAAGATCGTGTGCTAGACAAGGACTTGGCAGCATACAAGCGTTTACGTGACGATGGTTTGCAACCAAAAAACATTGATGGTTCGGCAACTGTGGAAGCGAGAGCAAACGAAAAATGGCAGGTCGAAACAGGGATACTTCCAGACTTCTAAATCTTGTTGGTGTCAACATCGAAAATATCGGTTACGGCAAAATGGTTGCAGGGTTGCGTGGTGCGTTATCGGAAAAGGTAACACTTGCTGATGATGCTGAACATACGGTTTTTGCGTTACGACCAAACATGATTAAAGGTTGGAAGCACGATCAGGTACCGCATTTGTTGACTATGTGGGAAACAAACTGGTTGCCACCAGCGTTCTCCGAATATCTGCAACCCTTTAGCAAAGTAATTGTTCCGTCGCTACACAACTGGGAACTGTTCTCCCAATTCCACGATGATGTTCACATGATCCCGTTGGGTGTTGACCGTACGATTTGGTGTCCATCCGAGGACAAACCTGATGGCAAGTTCCGGTTGATGTGTGGTGGTTCAGAGTGGTATCGCAAAGGATTGGATGTGGTTCTGGAAGTGTTCAACAAGTTGCAGTTACCTGACGCAGAATTACACATAAAGATTGTGCCACCTCACCTGTCTGCACCAAAGAACTTGGATTATCCAAATGTTGTAGTGCATCGTGAATGGTTAACTGTTGAACAGGAACGTGACTTGGTGCGATCTATGGATGGTTTTGTGTCGGTGTCCCGTGGTGAAGGGTTTGGTCTTATGCCGTTGCAGGCTGTCTCAGCGGGTGTCCCTACGATCCTGTCTAACGCTCATGGGCATCGAGAGTTCGCTGATCTTGCCACCCATCGCATACCAACAACAAGTGTTCCCACAAGCGAAGGTGACTGGCAGAACATGGGTGACTGGGATGAACCTGACCGTGAAGCGTTGGCTGAAGCCATCAAAGACTTATATAACAAACGTGACAAGTACCGTCGTCAGGCAACCCTGACAGCCCCACAAACAGCAGCGTTTAACTGGGACACAGCAGCCGATCAGTTGTTGCAGATCGTCAAACCAAGCACCAACAGGTCTACTGGCGCGTGGAAACCGTTTGAACCAACATGCGAAATCGAGGTGTCTAAACGGGTGCAGGCTGACATTGGTAAACATCGGGTGGAACTGTTACCTGGTGTGAAACATCGTGTAGTGTTGAATGTACGTGACGTTCTATTTAAGGCAGGATTACTCAAATGGGATTGTTGAAGTGTGGTAATCTGATGCCTACTCATTTGGAACGAAAGGTAAGTCATCATGTCTGCTAAAGGCGAAAAGTACAAGTCTAAGGGTGCTATGAAAAAGCACGAAAAAGGCGAAGGCAAAAAAGAGAAGATGATGGAATACGGCAAACCTAAAATGAAGGCCAAGAAAAAGAAGTAAATGTCTACTGCTGGTGCGCTCATTAACAGGGTGTCACGGCAACTGTTATCTGGAACGATTGAGGAACGGAACAAGTTAGCAACAACCGTTACATCGGCAGATACTTCTATTGTCATGTCTTACGACTTGGCTGGTTTGCGTAGCGGATCGGTGTTTGAGATTGATTCGGAACTCATGTATATCTGGGTTGCTGAGTCGGGTTCTAAGACTTTGACTGTCGAACGAGGCTATCTAGGTACTACGGCAGCCGCGCACACGGCTGGCGCACTTGCCATTTTGAACCCTCGTTTCCCACAGCAACAACTGTTGGATTCGTTCAACCAAGAGTTAGATGATTTGTCTAGCCCGTCTAACGGTCTGTTTCGGGTGGTGAACGCCGATCTAAGTTACAACGGTTCTGACCGCCAACTTGATATTACGTCTGCTTCTACGGTGATTGATTTGATTGATGTGCGTCTAAAGTATTTGGCTTCTGATTATCCGGTGTTGCGTGGGGTGAGGTTGTCACGGGATTTGCCTACAGCAGATTTTGCGTCAGGGTTTGCTTTGACGTTTGATGAGTTGTCTATGGCAGGTACTTTGCGTGTTCGATATAAGGCACCGTTTGTGCGGGCTTCTACTACTGCATCAGATATTCAGTCGGTTTGTTTGTTGCCTTTGACCATGGAAGACATTGTTGAGATGGGTGTGATGGCTCGTATGTTGGCTGTGCGTGAGGTGAAACGCAACTTTATTGAATCACAGGGTGATACTCGTAGGTCGGATGAGGTTCCTGCTGGTTCTATGTCTAATTCGGTTACAAACATTTTGAGGTTGCGTCGTGATCGCATTATTGCTGAGGCTTCTAAGTTGGCTCGGCAGTATCCATTAACTATCAGGGTTTAATGTGACATATCTTTTAGATTTTAGTAGCCCGTTTCGTGGTGGTGCATCGTTTTTTACGGGTACAGGTACGACACAACTTGTTCCGTATGTTTTTCCTGTGGCTATTAACGGTCGACCGTATTTGATTGACACAAAATCTAATGAGTTCACACGCCAGTTTGATGCTCGTGTTCGTGATTCGGTTGACCAGTCGGCTGAACCTGGTGAGGCTGCTATCAACCCACAGGGTTTGTGGAGGCGTTCACAGTCGTCTTGGCATTATGGTGCTGGACAGGATTATTCGGATACTGCTGATGCTGAGGTGTACCGTTTTCGTTCTAACAAGGGTGTGAATGTTTGGGATCGTGGGAAGTTGTCGTTGTTGAAAGACACCACTCAAATCCTGTCTGATGCTACTGCGACACTAAAATCTATTGTTGCTGGCACACGCCTGTATGTGGCTTCGGGTGGCAACGTGACGTTCTACACAAGCCTTACCGCCAGTCCAACCAACTGCACAGGCGAACCCACCAGTGGGGATGTTGGCTCGATGACAAGTGACGGTTACAACGTGTGGGCTTCGTTTGCTTCTCACGGCATTCATTACACGAACACTTCTACGGGCGTGTTCAGTTCCTACATCACAGGTACAGACACGTTCACTAAAATTAAGTACACCAAAGGCCGTTTGATGGCTGCTGCTGGTGCCACGATCTACAACTTTATTAGTTCGGGTGGTCCAGGCGCAGGGTTGTTTACTCATGGCAACAGCAATTGGACATGGGTGGGCTTTGCTGGTGGACAAAACCATATTTATGCGGCAGGGTACGCGGGTCAAACATCTTTGATTTATAAGACCACCATCAAAACAGATGGCACTGCGCTAGATGCTCCATCCGTAG